AGAATTAATAAGTGATGCTTCAGTATCAGGATTTATTCGTTCAGTTAATTCTTATGACCTTCGAAATAAACAATTAATTTTAAAAGTTAATCAAGCAAGTACAGATGCTGGAATAAAATTTTGTCCAACAATAGTAATAGACCATATTTGGGATGTATATAGTGAAAGTAATTGGTATAATTATCAATTACTTTCAGGAATTTTATCTCCAAATAAAAAATATGATGGAGGAAGTATTACACAAGTGGGTGGTGATAGTCCAGGATTAACTCCACCTTATTGGATAAGAATTAGAATAAGTAATACTACTATTTATTTTGATTATGCTGAACAAGTAAATAAACCAACTGAAAATGAATGGACAAATATATCTTCAGAAACTTGGGAAATGGGAACTGGAATAGACCAAAAACAATATATTTATTTTTCTTCTTACAATACTCCAACTACAGGAGAATCTCATTTAAATTATTTTTCTTTAGAGAATTATGCAACAAATATAAAAATAAATATTGGAGATATTTGGGAGGATGTAGATAACATACAAATACATATTGGTGAAACATGGAAAGATGTTACAGGAGTAAAACAAAATATAGGAGACAGCTGGAAGACAGTATTTTAAAATGACAGATTATTTAACTCAAGAAGACGAATTCACTCTCTTACAAGAAGATGGATTTAGTATACAATTAGAAATACAAACACTAGATTTTCCAGAAATAGAAATAGTGTTTACACTTAAAACTCCTATACCATTAACATTGAAGATAGATGATAATTCTTTTATTTTTAATTCTACTAAAGAAAACTATACATTTAAAAGTTCTAGCGATGTTATATTACAAGCAGATAATTCAACTATAACTATAAAGGAGGGCAACTAAGATGACTACATTTAAAATTAAGAAAGGAGACACTAAACCAGTATTAGCAGCGACTCTACAATATTCAAATGGTTCAGCAATTGATTTAAACAATGCTGAAGTATATTTTTGTATGGGAGGAACTGATTACGCAGCTTATACATCAGGAGCTTGTAGTATTACAGGAAGTGATACAGGGCAATGTCAATATGCATGGACAGGAACTACTGATACATCAACAGCAGGAACATATTTTGGAGAATTTGAAGTAACATGGTCAGCTGGTAGTATTTTAACATTACCAAACAACCATAGTTTAAAAATAGAAATAAACGAGGATTACGATTAAGATGGTAGTAAAATTATCAATAGCTAATGTAGCTAAAGCCATAGCTGTCCTTCAGGCAAAGAAGGTTATTGTATCTAAAGATGTTAAAAAAGCTATGACAACAATAGGTCTACATATGCAAAACGAAGTAAAACTTAGTATTAGTGGACACGAAGCAGAACCAAGAAGTGTAGATACTGGAAGGCTTATGAGTAGTGTTGACTTTAAAGCTGATGATAAAAAAGTAATTATTTTTTCTGATGTCCCTTATGCTGGTGCTGTAGAAAATAGTACAAGAATAACAGGTGGACCAAGAAGACATTTTCAAAATAGTTTAAATAGAAGTAAAGCGAAAGTAGATAAAATTATCAAGGAACAAATAAGATAGATAATATATAGTGCTTCGCTTAAACTATATAAATGAAAAGATATAACCTATTATGAATCAAGCGAGGTTCAATAACTAAAAATGGCAAGCGAGTCTAATACATGGCAATAGAGAGTAGTACATTCATCAGAGATGTAATGTTTTTTATAAAAGACGATTTTCTTAATAATATTACTGACCCTTTAAAAAGAAGAAAAAATACTTCTAAATTTGTTATGACTTCATATCCTCAGAGAGAAGTTCAATATCCTTTAATAACAATAAAATTAGTAAATCAAGAAGCTTCACGAGCAGGTATGCAAGTAAATGCTATGGATGTTACTATACAATTAGAAATTAGAATATGGGGAAGAAATCAAAAAGAAAAGGATGATATAGCTAATGAATGTTATAAGAGATTAAGAGATGCTCAATTTATAGCAGAAACAGGCTCTGTAGCAAACAACTTACATGATTTTAGATTACTAAGTGCAACTGAATTAGATGAGCCAGGAGAGGACCAACCAAAATCAAGATTATTAAATATACAATATATATTTTTTAATGTTTAATTAAATATGGAGAAAAAAATGAAAAAACAACAATACGACCTTTGGATAGGAATTTGGAAGACTGTTAAAAATTCAGCGTATCTTTTGATACCGTTTTGTATAGCAGTTATAGCAGGCGTGCCTGCAGAATATGCATGGTTATCAGGACCAGTAGTATATTTTCTGAAGAATTTTTATGAGAATAAAAACAAATAAAATGGCAGACCATGATGAAATAAGAAATAGGGAATTAGAAGAGACTAAAGTAGAGTCTAAACCCACTGAGCTCTCAGCTTATCAAAAGAGAAAGCTCAAATTACAATCAAATTCAAACTCAATTAAATTACAGGAGGTTAATAAATAATGGCAAGATATGGAGCAGACCAAAACAAAGTTTTAGGTTTATACGAAAGTGGATTATACGCAGAAGCAACTGCAGAAACATTCTGGTTAGGCGAAGTTATAGACCATTCAGTCGATGACGCTGAAGGTTTAATAGAAAGTAGATATATGGGAACAACATCAAGGTCTTTTAGTGACTTTGACCAAGGACCACGAGATGTTACAGGAACATTGTCTTATCATCCAGTGGATATGAGATTACCGTTCTTAGCACTAGGTTCAGTAGTAGATGTGTCGGGAACTAATATATCATCACATATTGTTACTGAATTCGACAGCGATAAGTGTCAAAACTTTTTCGTAAGTGGAGCAGGAACAGATATGACTGTACCAGCATGTTTTACAATAGAAGATAGTAAGCAAGCACCAGGAACTGGAAGAAATTTCATCAGAACAATAGCAGGTAATGTTATAGATACGATGAAGATTTCAGCAAGTGAAGGTGAAAAAGTTACTGTAGATATAGATTATATCGGACAAACTTGTACACCAAGTTCAGGGGCATCATCTAGTATAACAGACCCAGACATAGCACCTTATATGTGGAGTGACTGTATGTTAACATTAGCTGGAAGTTCTATGGACACAGCTAAATCGTTCTCTTTAGAGACGAACAACAACATGCAAGTGAATCATTATATTGGAAGTAGCGCTTTAGGAAGATTCTATGGAAGAGTAATTGCACCACCAGTAGTAGGTAACAGAAATCATACATTAAGTGTGACAATGGACTTACCAAGTGATGACGCAATATGGTTATACGAAAACAAATACAAAGGTAACAATTCATTTAACGCAACACTAGATATGGATGCAGATGTAACAGCAACAGGTAGTAAGCACGCAACATTCAACATGAGTGGATGTCAAATTGTGAGTATGGATAATCCGTCAGTTTTAGAAGGATTAAACGAGACTACTTTAGAGATAAGACCACAAAACATCGACGGTGCAGCCTACGATAGCAGTTTTAAGTATAATGCTTGGATACCAGCATAAGGTCTGTAACACAGCCCTTATGTTACTATGTATTTTATTAACTTAATTAAAATGGAAAGAAAAGATAATTGTAATTGTAAATCTACGGGAGGTAAAAAATGTTAAAATCACAAGATATGGTCTTCCAGCGAGGAGAAGATGGTAATCTACTATCGCAAGAAGTTGCTTTAGATTCAATAGAAGGTAAGCCAGTAGTAAAGATAAAACCGTTAACTAGAGGAAAGTTAATGGAAATCTATAATAAAGCTAAAACTGGAACTCCACAAGAGAAAATTGAAGCAGATAACGAGATAATCAAAGAAGGATTAGTAGAACCAAAATTAACCGACGAGCAGCTTAAAGATATTAAGCCGTTGTTTCTATCAGCTTGTTCTACAGCTATTATGGCTATAAGTTTAGGAGTAACTCAAAACGAAGTTGAAGAAAAAGCGACTAGTATGTTAAAGGAACAAGAAGACGAGTTAAAAAAAAACTAATTGAGTCAGATATAATTCTTTGGTTACACAGCCAAGGTTATAACTACTTTAACATCCCTAAATTAACCTACCCAGAAATTAGTGCTTTAATTGAATCAAAAAATAGACAAAATAAAAAGCAACAATCAGAACAAAAGAAAATGGAACAAAAAAATAAGAACAGGAGAAGAAGATAATGGCTTTCTTAGCTGGAGCAGCAGGAGGAGCATCGGTAAGTATAGTTGTATCTGCCGTAGATAAATTTTCTAAAGTCTTTACATCTGCTCAAACACAAATGACTGGTATGTTAGCAACAGTAGCTAAACACCAAGTTGCATTTCTTGCAGCTGGAGCAGCTATTACAGCTATGGGTGTTGCTGGTGTTGTTGCTATGGGAGGATTAGTGAAACAAGCTATATCTTTTGAAGAAGCATTTATCGGAGTTAGAAAGACAGTAGAATTAACTGAAGAAGAATTTAAGGATTTAGAAGGTAGATTTAAAAGTTTAGCTAAAACTATTCCATTATCATTTGAAGAACTAGCAGGAATTGGTGAAATTGCAGGACAATTAGGTGTTCAAGGAGTAGATAATATTGAGAAGTTTACTCGAACAGTAGCAGATATTTCAGCTACTACAAATCTAACAGCAGAACAAGCTGCAACAGATTTTGCAAGATTTGCAAATGTTATGGGTATGCCAATAGACCAAGTTGATAAATTAGGTTCAGTAGTTGTTGATTTAGGTAATAATTTAGCTACAACAGAAGCTGAAATTGTAGGTATGGGTATGAGATTATCAGGTGCTGGTAGAGCATTAGATATGTCTGAAGGACAAGTAATGGCTTGGGCAGGTGCTTTAAGTTCTGTTGGTATTAAAGCAGAGATGGGTGGTTCTGCAATGTCAAAGTTAATGATTAACATTAGTGGATTAGTTTCGTCTGGTTCAGATGAATTAGATGGTTTTGCTAAAGTGGCAGGAATGACTTCAGAAGAGTTCACTAAAGCATTTCAAGAAGACGCATCAGGTGCATTACAATCTTTCTTTCAAGGATTAGGAAAAGTTAAAGAAGAAGGTGGAGATGTATTAGGAGTCTTAGAAAATTTAGATATTACAGAGATAAGATTAAGAGATGCTGTTTTAAGATTATCAAGTAGTTATGGAACATTAGACCAAGCATTAGGTATTCAAGGAACAGCGTGGACTAATAACACAGCATTATCTGAAGAAGCTCAAAAAAGATATGAGTCTATGAAATCACAACTTATAATTTTAGGTAATCAATTTAAGATTTTAGCAGCAGAATTAGGTAAAGTATTATTCCCAATATTAGAAAAACTTATAGGATTTGTTTCTAAAATAGCTGACTGGTTTAGTAATTTATCTGAAGGACAAAAGAAGTTCATAGTTATTGCAGGATTAGTTGCAACAGTGTTAGCATTAGTTATAGGACCTCTATTAATCCTAGTAGCTCTGCTCCCAGTTATCGCTGCAATACTGCCAGTAATAGCTGCAGGATTTGCTATGTTATGGGGTCCTGTTGGAATTGTAATAGCAGCTATAGCAGCTTTAATAGCAATAGGATGGTTACTTGTAAGTCATTGGGATAGTGTTAAAGAAGCAGCAGGTGTATTAGGCAGAGTATTTAAGAATGTATTTATAGGAATAAGAAATGTTGTAGTGGGTATATGGAATTTTATTATTAGTTATATTGAAATGAAAATCAATAGTATTCTATGGATGGTTAATAAATTAACAGGATTATTAAATAAAATTCCAGGAATAAATATAGGTGAAGTTGGTAAGGTTGATTTAGGTAAGTATAAAGGAACAATGATGGACTATGTCCCTTTAGATAGTCTTGCAAAAGGTGGAACAATTCCTCAAACAGGTCTATATGAATTACATAAAGGAGAAGAAGTAATACCAGCAAATCAAGTTGGAGGAGTTAATAACTATTATAATTTTGAAAACATAAATGGATTATCAGGAAGAGATATAGCAGAACAACTACAAGAGGAGTTGGATAAAAAGATATAATGGTAGATATAAATTACGGAGATTTATTAACTACAAGCAGAGATGCCGAACCTAATTGTCAGGTTTTTGTTCATTCAGGAGTATCAGATACTGTTACAGGAAGTTTTGCAGCTCCAGCTCCATATGGTCTTACATGGAATATAGGGATGGATTTAGAAGGTAATGCAATTCTTTCTGAACAGGCTTGGATTGTTTTTCTTTCAGGTATATCAGCAACAGCTACTGGTAGCTATATATGTTCTGAGTATGGTGCTGTTTATTGTACAGGTATTACTGTAGCAGATAATGGTGATATGTGGACTTGTGATTCAAATAAAAACTTTATTTATCATCACTCAGGACTTTCGTCTACTTTAATAGGTAGTTTTGCAAGTCCAGGAGCAAATCCTTTTGGTGTGACAATATCTTCAGAAGGTAATTTAATTAGTTCTGATAATACCACTGACCATATTTATCAACATGATGGTATGACAAGTAGTTTATTAGGTAGTTTTGCATCTCCTTCTAGCGTTCCTTACGGATTAGATATTGATTTAGATGGTAATTTATTAAGTGGAGATGATGACACATCACATGTTTATGTTCATTCAGGAATTAGTGCAACATTAACTGGTAGTTTTGCAGGTCCTACAACTTCTGTTAACGGAGTAGCTGTTTATAAATATAAAGAGGTACTGGTAACAGTAAGCTCTGCAGCAGCAACTGATGTATCAACTTACTCTGTAACATTAAACGGTGAATTAACT